GGTAAAAAGCAGTGGTTCACTCCTAAACCACTAAAGGGATAGAAGCACGCCAATGGCGTGTGAAACCAACCACATTGGTTTCAAATATGTCTTATTGACATTGTCGCTTAATATATACGACTTAAACTGGGGGACCTGTCGTCGTGGAGCACGTCAAACCAGTGTTGCCAGGCACGAGGCGACCAGACCGGAACATTGTAGGAACGTTAACGAAGCTAAGCGGCGAGTAATCCGCTCCGGCCGATACGAAGCTCTTCATAATATACATCCCGACGTTCGTGTTCCGAGCTGGCGTGACCATTCGGTACCTAACGTTATCGTACTCGATACCAGAATATACATTGCAGAGCCCTGGCGTCCGCGTGACCTGTGGGTTACAAGGGAAGATTTTCGATTGTTGGTACATTGGGACGTCAGTGTGTAACACTGGTTCAGTTGGGGACTTAGCCATAGCCAAACCTGACATCTGAAAACCAGCATTGCGCAACTCATAATAGGCGCTATCGGACGCTCCGTTATTCGTATACGATGTAAAGAACTCATGATCGCTCCATGGTGTTTGACCCCACTGCGTCGAGGTGTTGTCGCGAGTCAATGTCTGCGTAATGGGCAATACAGCATAAGTCTGGTGTAAATCTGCAAAATGCCTCCACCTAATCGAGCCTCGTTGGCCGACGAAGCATGGGTACAAATACGTAATGGGATTGAACTTCACGCTAACGAACCCGACATTGCTCGCACCCTTAACATTGGTAGCGTACCCATCACCGAATTCAGTGGCCACCCCTGGTTGCCTAGGTATGCGAGGCATCAACATGTTGTGTTCAAACACGTTAGGCATATTAGTGACGCCAGGAGTAGTAACGATCCGACTCTCGTGTTGTACAGTACGACCTAAAAGAGCCCGCAACGAAAGGACCCGCTCCCCGAAATACGTGAGAGTGTCGTGGGCTGACTTAACCTTACCCATGTCGGTCACCTCAACCTCCGTAGACTGAGCGTAGTAAGGGTCATGATACGAGAAGACCCAATCCTGCGCGTTGTCATCTGGGCCTTTTGGAACGGCCATCTCCGCGTCCAGCAACCTAGAGTAAATGGCCAAGTCCAACGAAGTGGTCTCGACAGGGCTAGTAAGTGCGTTCAACACAGTCACGTGCACAATGCCGTTGAACCTATGCCTGGAGTAAGGGTATGGGACCTCAGTCGTGCCTGAGTAATTAGGGCAATGAATGACAGAATGCTCACCGGTGGGTTGCATACTAGTGGTGCCAAGCACGCCAGTAGTCAAATATGCCGATGGAGCCATATATGGCACAGTAAAAATAAGCTCGTCATCCTCGCCAAGATCCATGATAAAGTTGCGCTGTAATGCTGAGTCGAGGGGGCCAACTGACACACCAGCTGGATACCCCACCGGATCGTACGTAATTCTCAATTTACCCTGGTGATACTTTGTGCGGGACACCTTAATGGTATACTCCATGGTGCCCCTCCAATGTGTAAACATCTGCGCCGCATGACAAGAAGGGGTCATCTGAAAAACGTCATAAGAACCAGACGTCTCGAACGTCTTCCTCGTGGCCTCGTAGCATTCGGGAGAAACAAACCAAGAAGCCAACTTAACGCCGACGGGCGCCACCGACGCCCATGGAGCCATGAACCAGAAACTCTTCTTAGAGCAATAGGTTGACAGTTCGAGCTCGTCAGTACCATCTGCGCCAATGACCCTGGATGAACTTGTAAGGCCATTCTTTGGATCTATGGCCAAAGTCTCAAACGCAGACCCGACAGTAGTATTAGCGGTATTTGGCATGACGCGAGTGCGCACGATTTCATCGTCAGCTACAACGTGTGGCGCCGTGTACCCCATACTGCGTGCTACGACTGAGGCCATACGCGCAGCTGAGCTGACCAAAGTCGCGGCTGGAGAGATTGTGGGATGGCCTGTAGCGGCCAAAACACCAGCAACATCGGCCACTGCACTAGCCGCGACAGACACAGGCCGCTGCTCGTACTCATCAGCCTGGGGGTAATAAGAAGGACCTTCCAACTCGATGTCCTCCATCCACGCAAAAACAGTGATGGTGGCGACTCCAGTAGACGCCGTGCCCACTGTCTTAAGCGGCGTGAACGATTTCATGTCAACCACTCCCATGTTCCAAAAGTCATTGAGAATGCTAGCGGGAAAGACTTTGTCCATCGACAAATCAGCCCAATCGTACAGCCACATAAAAGGCAATACCATGTCGGCTTCCTGAGAGTCCTGGGGTAACATCTCAAGATTCATCCTCTGAGAATGGGCCATCAAGACATTGGTGTCGACGCCGAAATATGACGTCTGACCAGACAAAACATGCCCGCCGGAGAAGTCCTCCAAAATCCCCGGATTGGCCATAGGTTTATAAGATATGAGCAACCGAGAAAAATGGAATGGTGTGCAGTTGATAACAAACTTCAAATGCAGGTTACCCCTCAGCCTACTATAACCAGCCAATTTCTTTGACACGGCTGTGTTGGTGACCCACAAATACCATGGGGCCAACTGCGTGTCTGCGATGCCTCCCAAGGCCCAGTTTTCAGTATGTACTTGCACTGGTCTGCGGAAGAACTCCGCAATATCAGACCCACTAGCGACTCGGGTACTCCCTATAGGGTGAGTGCCAGGTGCTACGGCCCCGCCATCCGTGGCGGAACCAAAAGTTGTAATTGTTGTTTTGCTGAGCCAATTCTTTAGGTAAGCGCGCGGCTCTGCGCGCAAACCGTACCACTCTTTGCGACGACGTACGGATAAACATTTCCTGTCGCCTCTTCCGAAAAGCCTTTAACGACCACTGCAATAGTGGTAAACGCGGTCGTATATGGTATCCAGGACGGAAGTTGTGTTTGGTTTGTCGGCCACGCGGCTGAGACGTCTCGTGCGAGAGATCTCGCCGTCTGGCTACACAACGGGACCCCACGCGGGCCCCACATGCCATATAAGCTATGGCAGGCTGGTACTAACCTACCAAGTCCAGTTTATGTCAGGGTGACATGTGTCATGATCCCACATTCGCAAGGGGAAAGAGGCGATTAGATCAGACAGATCCAGGTTAACGTCCGGCAGACGGTGGCCAAATCGCCACATACCAGTTAACGTCATGGAGACGGTGGCCAAATCGCCACACAAGCAGTTAACGTCAGGCTGACGGTGGCCAAATCACCACTTAAATGTCGTAGCAACGCCGATAATACTCATCGTACGTGAGAAAATTCCTCGCGCAATCCAGCATCAGCTCCTCGTCGGCCTTACGGCAAATCCTGTCGAACATGTCAAAGACGCTACGCTCGTGCTGAGCAGCACCAGAATGCACATTAACAATGACCTCACGAGCGTGGTCAAGCGAGCTGAGCCCAGAATCAATGGACTGCATCGCTGACCTGACCAAACTGGCCAGCTCCAACGGCGCGCGCACGAAATCGTCGGCGATCTTGAGGAAGTGCCTCTTCAGGAAAGTCTCCTGAAAGATGGAGGCAAGAACCTCTGGGATAGGCGCGCCCTTAACCGTCCCAGTGTAGCCTATGTCATACGAACGCAGGCACTCAGCAAAGACCGAAGCACTAAACCAGCGCACCGATTCGCAGATGCCCATAACATGGTCATCACCGTAGGTAAGAAGAACCACGAGCCTTCGAAACTTGGCAAGACTACGCACAGCGTTGGCCCGTGTATACTCAAGCCGCGCTTGACGAAGATCGGCTATCACCCACCCGGCCCGCGCGTTCAGGGAGTTGTTCAGACCGTTGATGACCGTGGTAAGGCTATGTCCAGAGGCCAACAACCCACACAAGAAAATGAGCGTCCCGAAAAAATTGACATAGAACGCCACAGAATCATGCGCGATACCCCACATCATGCGCTGATCACGCTCAGAAAAACTCGACGAAAAGAACATGTTCAGGTGAATCAGGATGGCGAAGCACAGCATGATCGAGTGCATCATATACGCGGAAAGATCGTAAGCCACGTAATCGCCTGCAAGAATACGATCGTCCCCGAACTTCGTCAAGTGATCAAACACCCGCTGCCAATCGCGACCCTGTGCGTTCACGCCCCACGCGGTCTCGAACTCGAAGGCGTAGGTCTGAATGAGCGCCGAAAGAGCACCGAAATACTTACGAACCAAGAACAGGAAAGCAAAGGGCGCAAAGAAAATGGCCCGGGTCTTGTTCGCAGCACGCTTGGCCAAGGACACGAGCTCGCACTTCCAAGTCACGGTCCAAAGAACCCCAGTCGTGCGACCGTCATCGTATCCAGCCTCCATATCGGCTACCTCACCGAGGACTCCGTCGTTAGGCAGAACGCGGTCGTCAAACGGGTCATCATTGTACGGCACACACAGAGCACGCTTGTTCCCGAACACGTGGGCACCGGCGCTCTTAGTGCGATCAATGCCCGGGAGGCGGGAGCCCGGCACACCGTTCATATTGTCCACGTCATCGAGGACACCGCAGGTGGCACGGCCACGGTCACCAACGCGCTCCTTGATGTCCTCGATCATAGCCTCGGCGCATACCGTCAGCAGTTCATCATTACCCTTGAACTTACCACGCATACGCTTCAGCATCTCCCGCTGGGGCGGGAACCCCTCCATGAGAGGCGCAGTGTGTTTCGGCTCGAACCCGATCTCAGCCATGTACGGGGCCAAAGGTGACTCCTTCGCTGCAACCTTGCGCTCCATATTCGTCACGCCCACAAGCGAGCCAGAGGGTGAGATGGCACTAAGACCGCCAAGCACATTATACGGTCCATCAATGCCATCTCCATGCTCGTGCATGAATACAGATTTCGGATGAATGCTCGGCGTGACCACCACAGCCTCCTTCGGCGAATAAGTGCCATCGTCCTGTACGACTGGTGTGGTAGTGCGCAAGTCGCCAACCTCAAAATTGCTGAAGTTGACAAGGCCACCGGTCAGCCCACGAATACCGCGAAGTGGGCGGACAAGTTCAACGACCTCGTCATGGGTGACCATAGTCGCAAGACCCTTCTTCCCACCTGCGCATCCGGCTGTGTGGTTCCCTGCCACGATGGGCACATTATCCGCGCCAAGCACCAACAGAGGCAACCCACACTCACCGTCGGCAAGGTTGTCGCCGACCTTCGCGACTGTACTGTAGAACTTGTCGGCTAGCACAAAAAACCCGTTGATGTTGGGCGGCTTAGGCACACACTGCATGATGACATCGGTCTTGCCATCAACTGGACGAAGATAAAACCCGTCGCCGAAGGAGACATCATTGTCGGTGAAGACTGAATTGCGTGGTCCGATCAAAGATTGGAACCTACGTGAGCGGCACCTGAAAAACGCCAGATCCTTCTTGTCGGAAAAGACGACATCGCCAACCGGAACCTCTATGTAGTGATCATTGAGCGTGATGCCAGCGCCGAACGTCCTCATCTTCAACTTATAAACGAGGCCGAAATCGCCGCGTGAGCCCTCGGAGGTACGCAACTTACCATCCCTCATCCTGAACAAGTGAGCGTTGGTCATGACAATCTCGTCGTCAAGCCCCAAGCCGAACAGCGAGCAGGCTTTCACCACACCTTCCAACTCGAACGTAAGCTCGAGATGAACCAGGTTGCGACGAACGCGAGTAACGATACTCTCGCATCCGACGACACCACGAGAGGTGTTCGACACTTTACTAGCTGCCGGTACAGGCCTCTTGACAAGCCACGGGTTGGGTGGGTGATCCCGACGCATGTTCGGGTAATTGTCGGCATTGGGCTGGTACTTGTCACGCTTGAACATCTTGTACACCGTGTAAATCGTGCCAACTGTCACAGCTGTGTACATGGCAGACACCATATAGGGTTTGGCGCGATCAAACGACCTCCCAAAATGAGCGAAATATGCTACTGGCGTAATGATGTTGAAACGCAGAGCAGTTTCGGCCCCTACGATGTCGATAGTATAATGTATGGCAGAGCGAAACCAAGCATCAACCCTCGCCAAGGCGTACTCGCGGCCAAGCTCGTACCAAATGCGCGCACGGCGCCAGTACTTGAGAAAGCTCGTCACGATGAAATACAGAACCCAGCACACACCGACGGCCTGGAAGACGGACTCGTACGACTGAGCGGCATAATCATCCTCATCGGGGGGGTCTTCGTAGCTTCCGTCATCCGAAACCTCCGACGTACAGCTAGAAAAATCCTCATCGGCGTCGTCTGTCTCGCGCGTGTCCACGACGACATCGCTAAGGTTCTCGAAAGGCGGGACGAAACACGTGGGACACGGCATCGACTCGAGCTTGCGGCAAGTGTTGCAAAACTCCATCTTCTCCATGCGGTCGTGAAAGGCCATGAAATTCATCTGTGCCTCGTTGTGCGCCTTAAACTGCTCGGCGTAATAGTCGACGAGCATGTCAATCTCCTTGAAATCGTCGGGGAACCGACCCGCCGGTGGGTCACGCGTGTCGAGAACTTGGATGTGCTTAACCGACTTACGCTGGTCCTCACCCACAACCTTGGAAACCTTGAAGTGCCAAAAATCAGGAAGCTCGCCGGGAGCCGCCTGGTGGCGGGTATCCAGCATGCGCTTGTCGGCCCGCAGCGCCCTCGTATCGGGGGTGGCATACTTCTCCTTAACCAACACCTCTATCGTTATGGGAATGCGGCGACGAACCGCGACAGGGGTTGAGAAGTAAAATGGGAGATTCAGGTCAAAGACATTCGTCGTGATGAAGACGGCCAGCGCGTTGATAGACACCTTGCCCTTATCACCAGCCTCGGCCATATTAGGGCAGTGCGGAACATTGTTCAACGTGGCAATCAAGTCCGCAGTGCCAACACTAACGCCAGCCATTTTCTCAGCCCTTTCAGCGGCCATATCATCGAAAACGATAATGTGGCCTTTACTGTGCTCAAGACCAGACCAATACTGCTCATATTGGTTCCGATAATAAATGGAGTTCTCGGTATTCTCGATCCCAGCAACGGAAAGTGTCGTGCGCGCCAAGATCTCGAGGATGGCGGTCTTGCGAATTCCAGTGAAGCCATATATGGCACAACCAAAGGGAGACGGCCGACACTTGGCGGACTTGATGGCCAACTCAACGCGGCACAACAACCCACGAAGTGACGTGACGTAGTCATCCACCATCTTGACACCAGCATTCTTCTGCTTAAGCGCCATGTGCTTCCTGATCGGTCCGGAGTCATTAAGGAGTTTAATCACGAGCGTGCGGAGGCTCGGCAAATCATTAATGCCGTCCTTCGTGCGGGTAGGATCACTATAATTGACATAGGTCTTCAAGTCAGTAAGGTGGTCCCTCATGGCCAAAGTCGTGTTGACATTCCTAACCCACTCGGTCAAACTAGATTGCGAGAAGAAGAAAGGGTCCGTTGTGCCAGTCACATATGATTGCCATCCAGCGGTGGCGACCCACTTAAGGGATTCAACACAAGTCGTGAACATGTCAAGGTTGTCGACGACGGAAGAGCCGTCAGCCCAATACTTCTTAACAAGATCAAGTTTCGACAAATCCAGGGACCCACTAGTGGCGAAAGTGGCGGCGGACACTACCAAGATAAAGGCCTGCATCAGGCGATTACCCCTCTCGCCTTTGAAAAGCGACGAGATGCGAGTGGCTCCCTCAATGAGATCGTCGTACAGGGCCTGTGGCTCGTAATCTGGACCAAACACATCGGTCTCGTCCAACACAGCTTGGTCAAAACCAACCTCGGGCTCATTATCTGGCTTAAGATCGTTGACCATATCCTTGACCCGGGAACCCAGGTCCTCGAGATGCTGCTTAAGGCTAAATGAATCCGCCCTAACCGCGCGCATGTTGAGAAAGTGGGTTAGAGCCCAGAAAACCGCAGTGTTGTTCTGTGCCGTAAGAAACTCTGCCAACAACAAACCAATATCCGAGGCCCAATCCATAGTGTCCGACTGCGTGATACCAAAAAGCTCGTACAGACCACCACGACCGGCTGCCTGTGGATAGTATGCGTCGCCATCCTCAGTCAAGTTGGCGCATGGTGGCTCGTCCCCAACATCAGCCCGACTAGCAGTCGGACCGTGTGGCGAAATGTTCTCCTCGATCCACTGCGCTTGAGCGATAGCGCGAAGACGCGCCAAAGCGTGTTGCATATAATAGAACTCGATGTGTCTCTGGAGCAAAACGACGACCTTCGCAATACCAATCAAAAACAGCGCCAAAATGAAG